TATATTTCTTAGTCATTTTAGGAATTTTAGCTAAAAGATTAATTATATTTAATATTATATTGAATCTTTCCTCGGTGTCATCTACAAAATCATCTAGACAAACTGCTTCTTCATCATCTGCCATATATAATAATTCAATGTTAAAGTCTTCTTCCATTTCAGGATCTGAAGGGTAAATCACTTCAGATTGTTCTATTAAAGTTTGTAACTCAATATCTTCATAGTCTGATTCTTCTAAGATAGGATAGTCTATAATACCTTTGTTATAATAACTTTTGTGAATAGCTTCCGCAGTGGGAAAAGTAGATTCTTCTATATATTTATCTAGTTTAAATTCTTCTAACCATTTTCTTAACCTCACAGACCATATATTAAATTCTTCTTCAGAATGATAATAAATTTCTCTAAGAAATGAGTTTATAGTTGAACACATCTGGGTTCCTAAAGGAACAGAATCAGATAGAGTATGCCACATAAGCATCTTATATAATGATTCCATCGATAATCTTGAAATAATTAAGGTTTCACCTTTGTCATTTTTAAATCTATCATCAAACACTGAATGTCTTTTAAGGAAAGTTATATCTTTAAATTCTAAATAATCATATATTACATCTGTTTTGTCTGCTGGTTGAAAATCCATACCCACATCTCCTAAGACTGCTTGTACATTTCTAAAATTAAAATAATCTACATCGTTTTTTACTGAAGCAACCATATCATCACCTAAATCCGTCATTAATACATGATCTCTAAATATTTTATAAGGATACAAAGTCTTGAAACTATAGATCATGCATACATTTCCTACCACAGTATTTAATAATGTTGTTATTACATTACCTGACGGGTTTTGTGACCTGGAACAATATAAATCTCCGTTACATTCATAATTAGCAAAAGCGATATCCGAAAATATTGCTAATATGCTTTTTTCAAAATCTGGTAAACCAAAAACAACGTTATGCATTTTTGCTATTTTTTCTCCGATTAACATAATCAGCGCAGCTGATTGTTTCTTATCAAATAATTTGTAATCTCCAGTTAAAAATTTAGGGGAAAATGTTAGCATTTTTGACATCATATCATGCCATTCTATTGTTTGTGATCGTATGCCTATTGCATGTCCAAATGAATAACTGTTGTTAGAAAACCATCTTATAAATCCGTATAAATGTTCTAAAGCCGCTATTGATACCGCTGTGGGTGCTACTTGAAATAATCTTGTAGAATTCTGCTCTATTTTCTTCAAGGTTCTTGGTTCATCTTTTG